TTGAGATTAAGAACGGGACCGGCGTCGGCAACCCGCTCCACGTTCTTGCCGAGGGCGCGAGCGCAAATATCGGCGTGCATTTGCAGCCGAAGGGCAGCGGGCTTTTCACGATCAGCGACGGCACGGATTTCAACAAGGGAATCCGGTTTCGCAGTTCGTCCAGCGCCGCAAGCGCGGTGACGCTGATTGACGCCGTCTCGACGGCCGGCCGCGTCGTCACTCTTCCCGACGCAACCGACACGCTCGTGGGACGTGCGACCACGGACACGCTGACGAACAAGACGCTGACGAGCCCGACGATGACCGCGCCCGCTCTCGGGACTCCTGCGAGCGGCAACCTTGCGAACTGCACGTTCCCGACTCTCAACCAATCCACGACCGGCAACGCGGCTACGGCCACGGCGTTGCAGACCGCAAGAGCGATCAACGGAGTCAACTTCGACGGCACGGCAGCGATCACCGTCGCAGCCGCAGCCGGCACGCTTACCGGCGCAACGCTGGCGTCAGGCGTGACCGCATCGAGCCTGACAAGTGTTGGCACTCTCGCGGGTCTGACCGTCACTGCGCCAATCACGGGCAGCGTGACTGGATCGAGTGGAAGCACGACGGGCAACGCAGCGACCGCGACCGCTCTGGCGACTGCACGCGCAATCAACGGCGTTAACTTCGATGGAACCTCGGCCATTACGGTTACGGCTGCGGCCGGCACGCTCTCGGGCAACACGCTCGCAGCCGGCGTCACCGCCTCCTCGCTGACCTCGCTCGGAACGATTGCCAGCCTGACCGCGACAGCCGGCACGATTGCCAACGCTCCGAGCGGTTCGACCGACATCGCGAACAAGCTTTACGTGGACACCGTCGCGCAAGGACTCGACGCAAAAGCTTCATGCGTCGCAGCCACGACGGCGGACATTACGCTGAGCGGAGCGCAGACAATCGACGGCGTGAGCGTCGTCGCGGGAAATCGCGTGCTGGTCAAAAATCAGAGCCTTTCGCAGAACAACGGGCTTTATCTCTGCGCCTCGGGATCGTGGACACGCACGACCGACGCGAACACGTGGGACGCTCTGACCTCGGCTTTCACGTTTATCGAGCAGGGCACCTTAAACGGCGACTGCGGTTTCGTCTGCACGGCCAACGCCGGCGGCACCCTCGGCACGACCGCTCTGCCGTGGTCGCAGTTCTCCGGCGCGGGAACATTTACCGCAGGCACCGGGCTGACGCTCACCGGCTCGGTGTTTTCGCTCACCTCGCCCGTCGCGGTGGCCAACGGCGGCACCGGGCTGACGAGTCTCGGCTCGGGCGTTGCGACGTTCCTCGGGACGCCGTCCTCGGCCAATCTCGCGGCGGCGGTCAGCGATGAAACGGGAAGCGGCGCGCTGGTGTTCGCATCCAGTCCAACCCTCGTGACGCCGACTCTCGGCGCGGCGACTGCCACCTCTCTAAACGGCGTGACCCTTACGGGCACGAGCACGCCAGCGCTTTCAGTCACCGGCACGGCGTCGGTCAGCGGCAGCAACACCGGCGACCAAACGACGATTACGGGCAATGCTGGGACCGCGACGATCTTGCAGACCGCCCGCAACATCAACGGCGTGAGCTTCAACGGTTCGGCTGATATTACGGTCACCGCAGCAGCTGGAACCCTGACGGGCGCAACCCTCGCGTCTGGCGTTACGGCGTCCTCGCTCACATCTCTTGGCACCATTGCGAGTCTCACGGCAACAGCGCTCACCGTAAACGACAACACGACCCTCGGCAGCAGCAACTCGGACACGGTTGTCTTCAACGCTCGCGTGGCGTCTGACATCAACCCATCGACCGACGACACCTACGACCTCGGCGTGACGGGCCACGAGTGGCGAAATCTGAACATCGACGGCACGGCCAACATTGACTCGCTCGTGGCTGACACGGCGGACATCAACGGCGGGACGATTGACGGGACGGCCATCGGAGCCACGACGCCGAGCACGGGCGCGTTTACGACGGTGGCAGCGGCTGGGGCCATCTTGAACACGTTAGGCGGCGGTGGAAATGGGTTTGCGGCGCGATTTAACGCATCAAACCCTCGCGCTGGTTTATTCACGCTTGGCACTGCTGGCACGACGTTGCTGGGCAACAATCTTACTTTTTCGTCTGCAAACGTATTTAACCACGACGTGACTGGCACCGCGTGGGCAGCGGGAGATATTGGAACGGGCACGTTTGATGTGTTTGTAAAAGCAAGCGGCACCGCAGGCACAACCGCGTTCGACTTTGCGACCACTGCAAACCGAATAACTTCCGTATCTACCACCGGCCTCGCCGTGACCGGGGCGTTGTCGAGCACGGGAGCACTTGCCATCGGCAACACCGTCGCCACAGCCGTCGCCGTCGCCTCGACGCACAAGGTCACAATCGTCATCGGCGGCGTCACCTACTACCTTCTAGCCACAAACGTCTAATAACATGACCACTGAACAAGCACTCCAGAACCTCTACGCAGGCAGCCGCCAAGCCCCATTAAAGGCCGACGACCACGATTTGCTACGCAAGTGCGCGGAACAGATTGCCGAGGCTTTAAAGCCAAAGGAAACGAAAGCCGAATGAGCGGGACGGCGGACACGAATTGGCGCAGCTACGTGGGGCCAAAGGACGATGGACTCACGGTTGACTCAGCCGAGTGGCAGGCTCCGCTCGACCCTGAGAACTGGGACGACTTGGTAAAGTGCTCCAACTGCACCGGGCTCACGATTAGCGGGCTGACGATTCCAGCCAGCCGTGAGGACTCGATTGATTGCGTGCGCGGCTCCAATTACACGGTTCAAAACTGCACGGTTCATGGCTCGGTAACGATCAAGGGCGCAATCAACGGACTGACGCTTTACGGCTCGGTCGTGAGCGGAACGATTGAGCTGGGGCAGTATGACAACTATTGGGAGCCGGGCCGCGCTCCGACGCAGAACGTCTCCATCCTGGACTGCACCTCACCGGACGGCTCGCCGATTCGCGTCAAAGTCTGGGACGCCGAAGTGCCGTTTGTCCGAAATACGAACGTGAAAATAACCAAAGTGCCGAAATGGGTCTGGCTTCCTTATTTTCTGTTCCGGCGTTTGACGAATCCGAAGAAGGTATAACCCATGTTTCCACTCGCTGAAGTTCTCGGGATCGGCACGAAGCTTATCGACAAGCTGATTCCGGACCCAGAAGCCAAGGCGAAGGCGCAACTGGAACTCGCGCAGCTGGCGCAGAACGGCGAGCTGGCGAAGATGAACGCGGACCTCGAAGCCTACCGCGTCGAGCAAGACAACCTGACCGACCGCCTCAAAGCGGACATGGCTTCGGACTCGTGGTGGTCGAAAAACATTCGGCCAATGACGCTCGCGGCGATCCTTGCTGGCTACTTTATTTTCGCGGGCATGTCAGCCTTCGGATACAACGCCAACGAGTCTTACGTTTCGCTGCTCGGTCAGTGGGGCATGCTCATCATGTCGTTTTATTTCGGCGGGCGCACGCTTGAGAAAATCATGGAGATGCGCAAAAAATGAACGAGCACAAAGACCTCATGGAAGTGGCCAAGCTCTGGAAAGAAACGGGCTGGCTGACGGCGGTCATCGGCGGCGCGGGCATGGTTGCGCGACTCTTGGCCAACCCGATCCAAGGAACGATCTGGGACAGCGTGCGGCGCGTCATCATGGCGGCCATCGTCTCGACGCTCGCTTGGTTTATCGTTGAGCAAATCGAAGTCAGCTCACTCGTGAAGGCGGTCACCTACGGCGTCGCCGGGCTGCTCGCGCCTGAGATTATCGACGGGCTGACCACGCTCGCAAAAAAGTATTCCAAGAACCCGACGAAGCTGCTCAAGAAATGAACCCGAAGGTCATCACGGCGGCGCTCGCCGCGGTCGTCGTTTGTTTCGCAGGCGTCGGATGGCTGACAGTCAAATCGGTCTCGAAGCACATCGCGGCAAGCGACAAAGAATTTGAGATGACGAGCAACGTGCTCAGTCCGCTTTTCGACATTTACGGGCTGGCTATCGTGGACGGTCAGGCAAAGGCAAGCAAGGGACTGATCAACGCGAAGGAGTTTTGCGACTCGCTGGCGAAGCTCCAAGCCGAGGCGGAGCGATTGCTCGCAGAATTCGGCAACCCGACAGAACTCGTGGCGCAGCACAAACTCGTTGCAGCTTATCTCAAGAAGGCTCGCGAGGTCTGCGACCGGGGAGAGATCGAAACGCTCAACTCGCCGGCCATGACCGCCGAGCTTTACGCGGTCATCGAGCCGATGACGGCGCTGATCAACAAGGCGCTGCACGAAGAGCTGACGATTTCGCGCACGCACAAGGACGCCGCGGATCGTGCGCTTCTCACGTTTGAACGGTTCGCAAGCGTCGCGGCGGGACTCGGAATGGTCTTTGCCGTCGCTCCGTGGATCGGCGCGAAAGGCAAAAAGCCTGCCGTGGTCGTTGCAAAGGTCAGGAAAAAGAAGCCCAAGCGCTGATCGGTTTTGACGGCCATCGCTTAGGCGATGGAACCCGTCATTACTTTCTCAGCCTCCGCCGGCGTCATAGATGCCGAAGCCGGTATCATTCGCGGCGTCTCGCTGATCACCAAAGGACCGGCGCTGGGCCACGGCGTCATGATTGACGACAAGACGCTGGAACAGGTGAAAGCGGCCGCAGAAGAATACACAGGCGGGCTTAAAGTCGTTTTGAATCACAGCGGCGGCGCAGGAGACATCGTCGGCTTTATCGACACGATGCGCATCAGCGGCGACAAACTTCTTGGCGATCTGCACTTGCTCAAGACTTCGCCGCATCGGGAATACATTCTGGAGATTGCCGAGCGCATCCCAGACACGTTCGGGCTTTCAATCGCGTTCTCCGGTCCGTCCGAGAAGAGCGCCGATAAGCTCACCACTTTGCAACGGTGCTCAGAGATCTTCAGCGTGGATATTGTAGGCACTCCTGCCGCAAATCCTAGCGGATTTTTTGCGCGCAAACTCAAGCAACTTGAGAGCGACGCCAGCGAGTCGCCGGAAGCAGAAATCAAAATCGAAATTCCTATGAACGACGAAATGAAGAAGGCCATCGAAGGCATGATTCAGTCTGCCATGATGAGCATGAACGAAAAAGTCGCGAAGCTCGAAAGCGCTCTCGCTCCAAAAGAAGAAAAACCTGCCGCCATGAGCGCGCAGAATGAAGTCGTGCAGCTCGCCGCGAACACCGCTGCGCTCGCCGCCGTCAAAGAATTTGCCAAGTCCTTCGGTGCGCCAGCCGCTCCGATCGCCTCGGCCGAAGCAGTCAAACCAGTCGCAAAGGTCGAGAAGTTCGAGGACGTCGTTGCCGCTAAAGCCACCGAGCTGAAGGGCAACAAATCCGAGGCAATCACCTTCGCGATCAAAAACCATGCCGAGCTTTACGCTGCCTATCGCGCACGCGTGCAGGCCGGCGAACTCGTCAAACTCTAATACCAAACTACCATGGCAACTTCCTACCAAAACAGCGGCACGTTCGTCGCGAACGCGGCTATCACCGCCTTCCGCCTCGTGTCGATTTCCAGCAACCGCGGCGTCGGTCTTTCCGCCACCGCTTCTCTGCCTGACGGCGTGGCAACGATTGACGCTGCAAGCGGCGACCTCGTCACCGTGCAGTTCCTCGGCGGCAACACCGTCAAGGCCACCCTGCTCGCAGGGCCGGTCACCGTAGGTGACACCTTGTTCACGACTGCAAACGGCACCGTCGCCATCACCGGCACGATCACCGTGGGCAAGTCGCTTTCCACCGCCTCTGACGCTTCGGCCATCATCGAGATGCTGCCGAAGAATCTCTAACCCTTAAAAAATAAATTACCATGTATAGCAATTCAGCAGCAATCTTCCGTGGCGACATCGCCGGCGTAGTTGAGCAGGCAAAAGACTTCGAGGCCGGACTGATCGGCACCGCAGTCATGCCAATCCTCGACGTGCCAGTGCGCGCCGGCCAATACCCATCGTTCGTTCTCAAAGAGGGCCAACTCCTCAAGAGCGACATGAAGACCCGTTCGCCATACAGTGCTTACGCTCGTGGCACCCGCGCCTTCGTTCAAGACACCTACACGGCTCTCGAATACGGTTACGAAGAGGCAGTGGACGACACCGTCACCCTCGACGTTGCGCGTTTCTTCGACGCCGAAGTCATCGCCGCCAAACTCGCCAAGCGCAAACTCCTGCTCGCTCACGAGCTTCGCGTCGCTGCCAAAATCTTCGACAGCGGCACGTTCACGGCTACCAACTCGGGCACCGCCTACACGACCGCCAATCTGGCGACCTTCGATGTCGGCGCTGACGTTCAAGAAGCTCTCGACCGTTTGCTTTCCAAGGGCGAATCGACCACGAACACCAAGGTCGTGATTCCTTACCCAGTCTGGACCCGCATCCGCGCCAGCACGAAATTCCAGAACCGCCTTCGCGGCACCGGTCTTTCGACTGACACGATCTTGAACGCCAGCACCCAAGCGGCCGCCGAGGTCTTCGGCGTCGCCGAGGTTCTGATTGGTCGCGCTTCCTACGACCAAGCACCCGAGGGCGTTGCCTTCTCCGCTGCAAATGC